GACGAGATTCGCTTCAAGGCCTCGCTGTCGCAGGAAATGACGGCGCAGACGGCTGAACAGCAATGGGCCTTCACGGTGCAGCGTTTCATGTCGGCCACGGCCAAGGCAGAGGGCGGCATCGATTACGCCAAGGATGCGGAAAAGAATGCCGACCTGGACCTGTTTGTCAAAGCCCTGGCGCGCGATGAAAAGAACAGCGACAAGCCGGCCGAGTGGTTCTTGCATGAAGCCCACAAGCGAGTGCAGGCGATGCATGGCATCACAACCAAACCAACACCCCCGGCGCCACCCGCTGCCAGCCGCAAGCCGCCGCTGTCTGCCGCACCGAAGACCCTGGCCCAGGTGCCAGGCGGTGACGGTCCGGGTGATGTGGATGGCAACGAGTTTGCGGACATTGACCGGCTGACGGGCGAGGCCCAGGAAGCGGCCATTGCCAAGATGACGCCCAGCCAGCGCGAACGCTACATGATGGGTGTCTGATGTCAAATTCCTTTATGGACATCGACGTGAAGCCGGGCGACCGGATCCTGATTGGTGGCCATTTGGTGACGATTGAATTCATCAAGAAGTCGGGACAGTTGGCGCGTTTGCGCATTGGTGCACCGCCCCAAGTCCCGGTAAAAAAAGAATTGCACGGTGCTTTTCGGGTCGTGGCAAGGATGACAGCATAGGGGCTGTCTGATAGACAAACCTGAGCGCAGGAGTGCTCTTTGAAATTTTCAACTTTTCAAGGAGTATTTCCATGGCACGAACGATTGTTGGCGTAAACGACGCGAAAGCTGTCAAGCGCTTTGCAGGCCTGATGGCCTATGACACTTCCCAAAAGGGCTACTGGAGCCAGCGCTTCATGGGCAAGGGCGAAGCTGCCGAGGTGCCGATTCAGATCCTGACGGATTTGGAATCTGACGCCGGCGAGCAGATCGCTTATGACCTGTTGGCCGAGCTCAAGATGGCCCCGGTGGAGGGCGAGGACAATCTGGAGGGCAAGGAAGAAGCCCAGAAGTTCTACACCGACACCATCTACATCGACCAGGCGCGCTGCGGTGTCAACACTGGTGGCCGCATGACGCGCAAGCGCACGCTGCACAACCTGCGCGAAAAAGCCAAGCGCCAGCAGTCCGGCTGGTGGGCTCGCCTGGTGGACGAACTGTTGTTCATCTACGTCTCGGGTGCCCGCGGCGTCAATCCCAACTTCCTTCTGCCATTGGGCTACCAAGGCCGCGCCAATAACGCCTTGGTGGCGCCTGACGCCAGCCACACGCTGTACGGCGCTGAGTTGAGTGCTGCCGGCGTGGAGCAAAACGGCGCGACTGCCTTCAACAACATTGACGCGCTCGACAAGTTCAGTCTGAAACTGGTGGACCGTGCCGTGACCCGCGCCCAGGTGCAAGGTGGCGGCCCGACCGGCATTCCAGTGCTGCAGCCCTGCAAGATCGACGGCAACGAGACGTTTGTCTGCGTGATGCACACCTGGCAAGAAGACGACATGCGCGCCTCGACCGCCACCGGCCAGTGGTTGGACATCCAGAAGGCCGCTGCCACCGCAGAAGGCAAGAACAGCCCGCTGTTCAAGGGTGGCTTGGGCATGTACCGCGGTGCGATCCTGCACAGCCACCGCAATGTGATCCGTTTCAGCAATGCCGGCGCCGGCGCCAACGTGGAAGCCGCTCGCGGCTTGTTCATGGGTGCCCAGGCTGCCGTGATTGCCTACGGTTCACCCGGCACTGACCAGCGCTTTAGCTGGAACGAGGAAACCCGCGACAACGGCGACAAGGTGGTGATCACCACGTCCAGCATTTTCGGCATGAAGAAAACCAACTTCACGACCGAATCCGGTGCTCAGGACTTTGGCGCCTTCGCCATGGACACCGCCTGCGCCACGCGCTAACCCACACAGCAAGTTAAGGAGTAAACATCATGGCTTTTACTGGTTCAAACGACTACACGACCGGGCGTGCCAACCCGATTACGCCCGCTGGCGCCGAACTGGCGTCGATGCGCTTTGCCTTGGCCATGGCCACGGCTGACCTGGCGCTCAACAGCATTGGCCAGATCGGCATCTTGCCGGCCGGCTGCCTGCCGGTGCAGGTGCTGGTGGACGGCACCGACATGGACACCGGCGCAGCTGCCATGGTGCTGACGGTCGGTATCGGTAACTTGAATTTGCAGAACGCCGCTGGCGCTGCCTCGGCCGACCTCAAGAACACCCTGTTGTCAACCGTAGCGGCTGACGGCGGCGCGGCCTGGGGCTCGACCACGGCGGCTGCGACCGCGTTCCAGCAGCAAATTCTCAGCCAACCGATGGCGTCGGTGACTGCAGTCAACTACGACCGGGCCATTGTGGTCAAGGTGGCAACAGCCCCCACGACGCCCGCGGCCGGCACGCTGGGCCTGACTTTGATTTATCGCGCAGCCTGATTTTTTCAGGTTGACGGCTCAAAGGCTGGCACACATCAAAGGGGGCCTTGTGCCCCTTTTTTCTAGGAGATTGACATGAAAATTGAAACCAACATCACCCCGCGTAAAGACGGCTGCGTCCGCGTGGCCGCACCCAGCGGCACGATTGTGTTTGCGCCGGTGGATGGCTGCCTGGTGGCTGATGTGGACAACCCGCAAGACCTGGCCTTTTTGCTGGCCCTGGTGGACTTCTGCCCGGCTGATGAGGGCGACCATGACCAAGCCCAAGCCTTGATCCAGAAACCAGAGCCTGATGATGTCCCCGGCGAATCCGAAGACGACTTGCCGGATGACGAGGGTGATGAGAACGCCGCGCCGGTCGAAGTGCCGACCGAGCCCAAGCACAAGCCGCGCAAGAAATAAGGCTGCATCATGCTGTGGACCGCCTTTTACCCCGAAGTGCTGACGTACGCAATGAGTTGCCCTCATCCGGTGATTGATGCCAAGGTGCGGGAAGCTACCATCGAGTTTTTTCAGCGCACTCGGGCCTGGGTGGAGTGGCTTGACCCAGTAACTTCATTTGACGGATTGGTCGAGTACGACTTTGATGTTCCGATCGAATCTGATGTGGCCAGGGTAGAGCGCGCCACGGTTGATGGCAAACCCATTGACATTATTTCTTATCGCGCCGCGCCGAACGACTGGACGCGCGTTGATTTGCCTGATCAGGGGCTTGTCAGCCGTGACCTGACTACTTTTCGTCTGGGTAATGCGGTTGCTGCTGGCCTGTCTATTCAGGTGCAAGTGACGTTGACGCCAAGTCGTGCGTCAACCGGAATACCTGATTACTTGTTTGACAAGTACCGCTACGACATTGCGCACGGCGCCAAGGCAAAAGTGCTGGCGATAGCTGGCGCAGAGTTCTACAAGCCTGACGTGGCAATGATCGAGCTTTCAATGTTTGAGTCTGCCATTGCCACCAACAACGTGGATGCCTGGCGCGGATTTACCGCAAACACGCCGCGCGCTCGCGTGAAATTCTTTTAATTGGAGTCCACCATGAGCATCGCCGCTTCTTCCATCCTTCGCCGCGCAGTTGACCTGTTGCAAGACCAGACCTCTGTGCGCTGGCCCATGCACGAGCTGGTGCGCTACCTCAACGACGCCCAGCGCATTGTGGTCAAGGCCCGTCCTGACACCATGAACACAGCAACCACGATGTCGTTGGTGGCGGGTGCTCGGCAGTCACTCAAGAGTGCTACAGCAGACACCTCTGGCACTGCGGCACTGACCCCGGTACCATCCAAGTTGATTGAGATCACGCGCAACATGGCTGGCGACTTGTCGGCGGTGACCAAGGTCGAGCGCAAGATGATGGACGCCGGAGAGCGTGGCTGGTACAACGCCACCGCTGCTGTTTCCATCAAGCACTTCATGTTTGATGAGCGCGACCCAACCGCGTTCTACACCTACCCCCCGGCGCTGTCTACCTCAAAAGTTGAAGTGATGTATTCGGCCTACCCGACCGACATCACTGAACCCGCCGTGGGCACGATCTGGAGTGATGTGGTGGGCAACATCAGCCTGCCCGACATCTATGGCGATGACCTGCTCAACATTGTGCTGGCCTACGCCTATTCCAAAGATTCTGAGTATGCAGGCAACGACAACCGTGCCCAGAACTACCGCACCTTGGTTGCCAACTCGCTTGGCTCTGACATTGCCGCAACGCTGGCAGTAGCCCCCAAGACGGCCATGAAGTAAGCAGCCCTTAACCAGCGGAATGAGGAGACACCATGTCAATCCCAACGCAGCCAGTAACAGTCAGGTTCTTCGACCAAGACGGCTCCCCCATGGCGGTGCGCGTCAGCTTCAAGCTGACCGTGCAGGAAACTTACCAGGGCCTGATCGTGGCCGCTGGGCCGGACTATGTGACCACCGACGCCCTGACCGGCCTGGGTGTGATCAACCTGTTCCCCAACGCGCTGGGGGCCAATGGTTCGCAGTACACGGTCAAAGCCGTGGATGTGGCCACCGGCCGCAAGGTGCTGGAGTCGCTTTGCACCGTGCCGGATTCACCGTGCTACCTCGACCTGATCCTGAATCAGGAACCCTTTCCGACGATTGACGCCGCTGGCGTGGCCCTGGCGGCTACGCAGGGGGCTTTGGCGCTGGTGACGGCCAAGGCGGACATTGCCACGACAGGGGCTAGTACGGCGACAGATGCCGCAGCAGGCGCCGTGATTTCGGCTACATCTGCATTGACCCATAGCCAAGAAGCGGATACCCATCGCCAGTATGCTTGGCTTGCCCGCGACGAAGCCGCCGGTTTCGCTGCATCCTCAGAGGCTGACAAAACCCAAACTGCGTTAGACCGTGCTGCCACCGGCGCGGACAGCGCCCAGACTGCCCTGGATGCCATTGTCACGGCCGCTGATCGGGTGCAGACCGGGATCGACAAGAACGCCGCCGCTGCCAGTGCCGTGACGGCTGCCGGCCAGGCCACGATTGCGACAACCAAGGCGAGTGAGTCAGTTGCCAGTGCGCTGACGGCCGCCAATGCGGCTGCGACCGCGACCAATCAGGCCGGTGTTTCCACGACCCAGGCAGACCTGGCCACCGCGCAACAGGGCCTGGCGACCAGTGCAGCGAACGCGGCCATTGCGAGTGGGCTTGTGGCCACCGCCAAAGCAGGTGAGGCTGCCACCAGCGCCACCACGGCGCAGACCCAGGCGGGTATTGCCACCACGCAAGCAGGACTGGCCGCCACCAATGGGGCCGCACAAGTGACCCTAGCCACAGCACAGCAAACGATTGCCACCACCAAGGCCGGAGAAGCCGCTGCAAGTGCAGTCGCCGCCGCTTCCAGCGCCGCAACCTTCACCGAACCCCTCGCTGTGATGGCTACCAGCCTGATCAATACCCAATCCATTGTGGTCGCGCACCACGCATTTGCTTAAAGAAAGACCATCATGACGATTGAAACAGAAATTGCTGCGCTTACAACAGCAACTACCGATTTACTGAGTGCAGTGAATGTCAGCAAGGCTACGCTTGATGCCAAAGTTGATTCTGCGACGACACAAGCAAGCGCTGCAACCAGCACCTTAAATGAATTTAAGGGGATTTACTATGGTCCGTCTGCGGTTAATCCGGCACTTGATCCAAATGGTGATGTACCATCAAACGGCGATATCTATTTCAACACCGCCACCAACCGCATGATGGCCTACGCATCAGGCACTTGGTACGCCACGGAAACAGAAGGGGCCACGGACGCGTCTTTAGTTACTTATCAACAATCTCCTGGTAATCGGCTTACAGCGGTTAAAAATGAGCTTGATTTGATCAATAGCACGGGTT